CTCAAATCACCATCCTTCTCAGATTCCACATAACTCAACACAAAGTTCTTTTGGTTGTTGTTGTAGTTCTTGATTTGGGTAGGCGAGAACACAATGTCAATCTTCTTCTCCGTTTTTACAAAGTCATTGTCAATCTTGTATGTGCGTGAGCCATAAGTTGATTGATACATTTCTTGATATTCTTTGTTGGATGTATCTGCTCCCTCTTTGTATGTGAAAACATAAGGGTTTGCATCAAGATCACCCATCGGAACAATCTCAACTGGTTGCGAGTAGTCCAACTTCTTTGTCCAATCCACATTCACACCATTGTAGAAATCATCACGGGGAACGATGCGAAGTATCTTCGGCTGGTCTTGGCTTGGTTCAATGTACAAGTTGAACATCTTGACAAAGCTCATCAGCATATCGGATTGCTTGACTTCGGAGTTTAAGAACTGAGCAAAATCCGTTGTTGACCCATACCCATAATTAAACCCAGTACAGTTGTTTTCCAAGAATGAATTGACAACCATTGCCAATGTGAATTGGGCATCAGTTAATTGATAGTTATTAACAACATTATACACCCCCATCATTTTTAATTTGACGCTATCTCCAACCAGTAGATTCTGCAAGTCAAAATGTAGGTGATACGCACGAGTTCCTCCAATCGTATTTCCAACAAGTGATTTTTTAATCAGCTTATCATTCACATATATTCCAATACCAATTCCGAAAGTAGTGGTGAGTATTGACGGGAATATGTTACTCAACAAAAGTTCCAAGTATGCTTCAAAGACATAGTTCCCTCCAGCAGGTACAATGTAAGCACCGGTAGTTGTGTTGTAGTTATTGCCGTTGTCGTAAAAGTTACCACCTGAATCAACATCAAAAATCAATGTACCACCAGTTAGCAAAAGTTGACTGCTTGATCTACCTGCTTTGAACCTTCGTTGTTCCAATGTGATTGCATCAACAAGCAATCCGTTTGGTGGTGGAATCACTAAGCGTTTGAATCGGTCATTGTTAAAGAATGAATCGTTCGTGTATGAATAACCAGCGTTTGTGAATATCTTGTCAACGATGGTCTTTGCATATAGGCAAGGAGTCATAGATGGCACATCAAACCGATTGATGTTCCGAGTAGTAGAATATCCTTTGTCTATCAGGGCGTACAAATAACCTTCACCAAGTGCAAACGCTTGTGAGCTTCCGTTCTTGACAATGCTTGTATCCCACGAATTTATCACCGTGCCACTTGACAAAGTGTGGTTGTACTCGCTGAAGTTCAATACATTCAATTTGCGGTCTGCGATGGTCGTGAATAGATCAGCCGTTTGTCCGTGTAGTGAACATTCATATTGGATGTCCGTTGAATCCAGCACATTGATTTGAATCAACCTAATGAATCCACGCATCTGCTCAATCTCATCAAGCAACACCACGACATCTGCTTTCTTATTCGGATTGAAATCGGGTGCAAACTGCGTAGTTCCTTGAATGGTTTGTTCAACCTCAAAGATGTGAGAGAATAACTTGTTGTTTGCACGAGTACCAGGAATGACAACCGTCTTTGTCCACTCACTTGACCTTGTTTCAGGTGACTTGATGTCAGCAATTGACTTGGAGATGAGAATGTCAAAGTTAGCCGATAGGTCAACTGGTGAGTTATTAACTAATAACCTGATCATAGTCGTTGAGATTTGTCAGCGAATGACAAGGTAACATCAAGTTCAAGGTTGAACAACTTGTCTTGCACACCTTTCTTTTGCTCGTAGGTTGCATTGTCAATGTTGACCGCATACAAAGTGCCATCATACATATAGACAACCGGTGACTCAATCAGGTCACGCAACCAAACGGATTCGGTGTCATCAATCCAATTGGATGTGAGCTTCACTTTCTGACTTGCCGTTGTATGATAGTTTGAACGAGTACGAACACTTGTTTCATAACCGTATGTCGCACCGAGTGAGTATGGATTGGATTGGAATTGCTTTCTCGCAACCTCGAATGTATCTCGTCTAACCATATTGAATCGGAAGGAATCAAATCCACCGAGTCGGTTCATAAAGAAGATATCCGTTGTTTCGTATTTACTGCACTCGTCTTTTATGTTGATGCGATAGGTTTCTGACTTGGCAGTTCCACCGAGTTTCAACACCACATCAAAGTAAGTCGCTGCACCGGGTATTGTCAATTGATTTCCCACAGGTATTCTCACGACCTTAGACGAAGGCAATGTGAATGTTTGGGTACTTGCATCGGAGTATGTAATTACAACGCTTGTGGCATCACCTTTCAAAGCATACAACCAATCCTTCTGAGTGCGATGGATTGACCTCGTTCTGACATTGGTCAAGAACTTTGCACTTGATGATGTGGCAAGATATTGAGCTTGTGCGTAGGTGACTAAATCAAACGGATTCAAGGCAGCATTCCAAACAGTCCCAGTTGCGGAAGTCAAATCAAGATACTCCGTGATTGTTCCCGTTGCTGATGCTGAATACTCATACCCAAACTCCACCTCGTAATCCGAGAAGGATGATGTGCATCCGCTTGGTGATGTATCTGCAAAATTCCAATCGTTGCTCACATAACTCTCAAGGATGCGACCAATGTTGAACACCCCCTTGTTTGTACTTCCAAAATAAATGGGTGCTTTTAGTTTAGCAACGGATGTCGCTGCAACTTTGACATTTGCAATGAACTTGAAATTGTCTTTCGTGTAGATACCACCTGAAGATTCAGTGATCACGAAGTTCGTGTCGTTGAATCCTGGTGCGTACGAATCGGGTTGTTGGGTGATTGATAGAGCCACGCTAAAAAATAGCCGATTGCCTCATTCGTTTCAAATCATCTCATTCAAACAAGCAACGATGTAGGGATTGAATCCTTTCCCGGCTGCATCCTCCAAACGCTTCTGCCGTTCTTTGGTCTTGGCTTTGTAGAATGCCATCGAATTCAAGAACTCAATCAACGGCATCTCAAGAATAAAATCCCATTTGGTGCGATCACCTTTGACAATCTTGTCAACGATCTCCAGCCAAACTATTGGGCTTTGGTCAACTGCTCTTTCATCTCCTTCATCTGATCCGTCAAAGAGGAGAGGATATTTTTCAATAATTCGGGATAAACTTCCAAAAAAAAAAGAGCATAGGTGTACGGAAGTGGAACAGGCAAGTGCATCATCAACGCACATTTGTCCTCATAGTGGGCTTGAGCATCAACGACCTTCTTGTTCCTTCCAAAGAAATCAACCTCAACCGATAGCAAGGCAACAATCTTATTGAGCGATTCAATCACATCCCCGTTGAATACCTGCTGGAGTTCAATGAAGTGGTGACCGCACATCTCGTTTGGCGTTTTGGCTAATCGGAAGTAACGACCACGCAGTTTGAACATAAATTGAATGGGTGCTTTTGGTAGATCGTTTAAGAACGACAACTTTGAAAACTCCGTTGTGAGCTTGTCCAATGTCATTGACTCGACCTCATCCATTGAAAGATTCAAAGCGATGGCAAGGATGTTCATCTGCCTTTCAAGGTCAGACATATCACGACAAGAGTGAATCTCTTGAAGTTGGTGGATGGTTATGTTTTTCCAATTCATAGTTATGCGAAGTAAAATGTTCCTGGTCTATTGTGAGCTTTGCAATCAACGGCAAGTGCAAGAGCCATTACGCAGTCATCGTGTAGTCCGGGCGGTGCAGTATATCGCACACCCGTTCTTGTGTACTCAAATTCAAAGTTCTCCATCTCCGAGCCAATCGGTTCTTCAGGGAAAAAGACATCGGTTTGTTGCACCGACATCACCAACCCTTCAATGAGTTGTTGTTTGCTTTGCGATGTAAACTTGAATCCCTTGACCCTTTGACAAAGTCGCTGAAGTTGTTCAACGATAGGATCTCCAACCCCAGTTGAATCCACAAACGATGGTGTGTTGCCAATCAGTTTTACAATCCTCGCTTGAGTGACTGACCAATCCGCTTGGAATCGTTCGCAGAAACACACACAGTTGTTTGCATCCAGTCCGATGATCACTGTGTAATCCGAATACTTTGCCAAATCCACACCCCAAGCGACAACCGGCATTGATGAAATAGGTCGGTAACATTTGCGGATTGCATCCAAGCCGAACGGATTTGATTTGTCATCTGCTGGTTCTGCCAGATATAGTTCACGGAATACATAATCAGGTAGATCTCGCTTTGCTTGTTCAATCTCTTTCTCCGAGATGATGCCTTCTCTCGCTGCATCGTATGCCGTAATTTTGAAATACTTATATTCGGCTTCTCCTTGCCTTGCTCTCTCACCTAATTTGTAGAACCAGTTCTTTTTACCTTTGACATTCCCAATCAGTTTGCATTTGCCTTGTGTTGCAGTCAGCGTTGAACGGAGTGCATACCACGATTCCTCACGCATCCTTGATGCCTCATCAATCACGGCAGCATAGACATCATCTCCATACAAGTTGTCCGGCTTCTCACCTGACTTGAATTCAATCCTTGCACCCGTTGGCAGGGTCAACAATAGTTTGGTTTCGTTACTGATAAAGAAGTTCTTGTCCGTGACTTGGTTCTTCATCCTTCGGAATGCAATCTCCGCTTGTTGGTATACTGGAGCAACCCACCACACCGACTGCCCATCTTTGCATTGGAGTGCTTGTTCAAAGAGCCAAATGATATGTGATGCCGTCTTTCCCGTCTTGGTACTCGCAGCCGTAATAGTGAAACGGGCATCGCAGTCAAGGATGTCTTTTTGGTAGTTGGTTAGATATGGTCGGGTGTAGTTTATTTGCATAAGCTTTGATACACCGACATTCTCGTCAAGTTGTGTAGTGCAAGGTTGTGATGCTTGTTGCAGTAGTCGTAGTTGCTTTGACCCATTGACTGACGAACTCCGTGACCGGCATCAATCAGTTTCTGAATGCCTGATCTCCATTGGTTGCGTGGAAGAAATAGCACCCCATCGTTTGCGGTGTGATACAGGTAAGGCAAGACGGCAGAACAAATGATTGGTTTTTTGTATGCACTCGCCTCCAGTATCTTCAGTTCCGATTTGCAGTTGTTAAACTTGGTATCTTGCAAGGGTGCGACCACGATATCAAAGTGCTTGTACACCTCACCATATTCAAACACGGTTGTGCCTTGCACAATCTTAGCATCGGGCATACTCTTGGCAATCCGATTCCAAATCTCTCCTGGTGTATAACCGCAGATGTAGAACTCAATGTCCATTCCTTTGATCTCCTCAGCAATGAGCTTCAAGTCCTCCTCGTGTGTAACTCCACCAACCCATCCGACTTTGATTTTATCGGTTCTTGGTTGTGGTTGGGCTTCCCATTGTTTGTGTGTGTAGTCAAGGCAGTTGGAGACAACAGTCACATTCTCGTTGATCTGCCGAATCTCTTTGGCAAGTGCTGGAGTTGTGGTGATTACCGCATCAGCGTAATTGATGGCATCCTTCACACCTTGCTTGATTCCTTTGCGATAGTTCCAATATGCCGGATTGTATTTTGGTAGCACCCAATAATCGTCAATGTCCACAACATAGGGAGTGCCTGAATCAGCAATCTTCTTCAGCACATCATAATGCCTTGCCCCAAGCCATCGTGAGAAGATGATCACATCAAATTGGGTGTAATCAAGTGTGAGCCATTCCTCTTGTGATTGACAAACGCTGACATCCGCTTGTCCGTCAAGTTGCATCCGTAAGTGTGGCGTGAATAGTCGGTGGTAAACAACACCATTCATTCCGTCCGTAAGTATCAGTAATTTCATAGAGTTTTAAGTAGGTGATTGAACGCTTGATTCGTGACATAGTCAAAGCCATTGTTGATGGGGATGACATTCGGTGAGTGAACGCATATCTCAAGCAATCGTTTAACTTTCATTTGTTCTGCAATGGCGTAGGTGCTTGACTGATTGCCGATGAATGCCTTGCAACTGCCGACAATGGTTGCCAACATCAAAGCATCTTGACATTTCAATAGTTCACAATCCAACTGCCATCTCTCGGTGAATGCATTGTACTCATCTTCATAGCCAAAGAAAACGCACTTGTGTTCCTTCAATGGGAAATAGTTGATGTCGTAATTGCGATAACGAGATGAGAAATTCAAAAGTATCTTGTCCGCAAAGTATGGGATAGGTTCAGTCGCTTCAATGCAAGGTTCGTGAAGGTCGGTCATTAATTCCGGGTACACAAAAAAGTGATTACGCCTCAAATCACCAGCAGCGAGATTCAACCCGTGACGCCTGAACTTATCAAAGTCATAATCAATGTCGGGGTGTGAGTGCATCTCAACGCTTTTAATGTACGATTGATGCTCAAGCAAAGGTTTGATGTATTCGTATGAGTTTAAGTTCATACAATACCCTCCGCTTGGATGACCATCAACGGTGTTCCTTTCACGGAATCCGATGTGAAAATCTACCGCACCGTGCAACTCCGCAACTCGCTTGGTTGCCGTGAGTGAATAGATCAAATCACCGAGATGTCCCGACTGGATTACTTTCATTCGTTTGGTAATAAAGGGATGGGCATCCAGTACAACATCTCTACAAAGTTCCCTGTGAATTCATCAATCCAATAACCGTCAATGTAACGGGCAAGGTGTTTGATTTCTTGGTTATCACTTACCACACAAAGCCGTTCATCTTCAGGTGGTAGGATGTTTTCATCTCGCCAGTTTGCTCTCATCTAAATTTAGTGTTATTGTGAAGTTCTTTGATTCTATTGTTTGGTCAATCGTTTCTTTTGGTTTGCCTTGTGATCTCGTGAGCAACATCTCAAGGTTGAATAGGGAGTTTTTGTCGTGCGACTTCACCAAAGCACCTGCAATGATTCTCTCAAGGATGGTGAACTCTTCACCCTTATCTATCTTCTCAAGGTCTTTGCGTGACATCGTGAGCATCGTGTTGACTGTGTCCTCAACTTGGCTTTTTTGATATCCAATTTCCTTGAGTTGTGTGATCAACTTCTTGGGTCTGCCGTGCGGATTTAGGACTTCACCTTTCTCAGGTCTTGTCAAACTTCCTCCGTGTGGTTGTGTTTCTTGTGTTGCCATTTTTACCGAATTAACTCCGAATTTATTTTGCCATTGACAATCTTTGTTCGTGAATGGATTTCAACCACTCCTTGTATTGTTTCTTATCTCCAAACTTGATGTGATCCTCACGACATAACGCCATCAGGTTGTCAATCACATCCTTTGTCTTTGTCCCTCCCATTTGTCTTGGTTCAATGTGATGGATGTCCACGGCAGTTTTGCCACACACCTCACAAGGGATGAAGTCACTAATGTCATAACCGAAATGATTGAGATAGTGCATTGTGTGTTTCTTCATATCTCCAAATTGTACTCATTGAGCAGTTGATGCAGTTTGTCTCTTGTCTCTTGCAATGCTTTGTAAGTATCCTCGCTTTGGTTATCCGGTGCATACTTAATCAATCCTCTCAAGTGCTGGTCTAAATAGTAAGCAACCAACGAGAATTTGTATCCGTTAACTGCCATATCAAACTCTGCTCTTTCTTCAGTTAAGTCAAACTCAAGGATTGCTTTCATTGCTCACCTCCTCCGTAGGTTTGTTCGTAGTATTGTTCACCAGTTATTGGTAATGTACTTTCAGGATAATCAATTCCATAAACTGTTCCTTTGTTGTATGCAGTTTCAATTCTTTGCTTCTCCATTTCTTTGGCTTGTTTCCAATCTTCAAAGGTTAATTCTCTGTTATATGCAATTTCCCATAATAACTCCACTGCCGTTTGTTGTTTATTGCTCATTCTTTCTCCTCCTCTTTGGTTTCTGCTCATCATCGGCAAGTTGTGCTTTGGTGATGGCTTCTTGTTGTTGGTTAGCCCATATCAAAAGTGAGTGCAATGCTTCAGTTATACAAGTACTGCAGTTTGGCAAGTTCCTCCCGAAGATTTCACGGTGGACATTGTTTAGGATTGCCCCTTGTTCTGGTGATGGTGCGAACACTTGTGTTTTCTTCCAGTTGTCGTACAACGGTTGGAGTGATAGTATGAATTCAATGTTGCTCATAGTTTAGTTTCTAATAGTGCGACAATCACAGTTGCGATGGATGCATAAAGTATCCCCACCCAACCGTATGTGTATAGGAAAAAGGACAAGCCCAACCACCAAGACAAGCAGAAAGCACAGTCAATGGGTTTCATTGGCTTCCACCTTGAATAGTCGCTTCCGTAGATATAGCGTTTTAATAGATCGGCTGGTTTGCCGAAATTGACGATAATGATGCTTAGACAAGCAATTCCAATTATTTCGTTGTACATCTTTCTTTCATTAGTTTAATTACTCGCAACACTTCACGAACTGAGATATCGGTTTGACGGTGGATGGCTCTCGCTGACATTCCGCTGCACCAAAGTTTGAATAGTTCTCTTTCATAGAAGTATGCCGTTTCCGTTACTTGGTTTATTTTGTTAATTCGGTTTGATTCAATTTGTTCTTCTTGCTCTCTCTCAAATAGTAGGTCGGGTTCTTCCGGGAAGTCCAGCTCATAAACATCGTAGTGGTCATAGATGCGAGATCCACCGAAGGGATGCCGGTTGCCGTTGATACAAAGGTAAAGAGTGCGGATTGCCCAAAACTGGAGATATCCTTCTCGGTGCAACTTCTCAACATAGTCATCAGGTTTCTCAAGGATGGTTAAAAAAAAATACTGGTACAGTTCGTTGGCAAGTTCGTTGTTCTTAGCGATGTTCTTCGTTGCTTTCCTCAGCCAGTCGGCTTTGGATAACTCCAATATGATATCCGCTTTTGTCAACTTTTCTTTTCAATAATGCAAATATAACCATCTTTTTCGTATTTTTTCTTGATGCGAAGTGCTTCCTGCTCAGATTGGACTATACTGATTGACGAGCTTAGACCTTTCGTGGAGGTGCAGACCCAATAGGGATAGAGCTTCAACATAGAATTGATTGATTGATTTGTCATAGGTGATCAGATCTTCATAGGTTTGAACGGAATGGATGATGGTTGAGTGATCACGGTGCAGTACCTGACCGATGGAAAGGTAGGTCATCCGCAAATGCTTTTTGCAAAGATAACAAAACAAATGACGGGCATCCATTATGCCTTGCCTTCTCACCTTCTCCAGTATCTCATCAGGGGTGACATCGTAGATGATGCACACCACCCTCATTGCTTCAGTCCATTCGGCATCAATCTCATTGATCTTGCATCTTGGGTTCACGATTTGGTCTTTGAGTTTCTTAATTTCTCGCATCCGTGAATCGTTCAGTTCTGCGATTACACCTTTAAGCCGTTTGACTTCTTGCTTCAATAGGTGCATCTCTTGGTAATCAATCATAACAATTTTTGATTGTGTTCTCCAAGTTGGATGAATCCTGAATCCGATGTACTGCCAGTTACTTTGATGAAGTCAACTTCAATCTTGGCTGAGTTGATAATCACTTGTGAAACATCTGCCATCGTTTGTGCAGTTTCAATGTCAATCTCACCATCTCTTAATTTTTCCAATACTTCAAAAAGGTGATCTCTTAAGTCGGTCATTTTATTTCTTGCCATAGCTGTTTATTTTTCTTGTTATTTGTTTTTTAATGTGAATTACTTCTTTCAATTCTTGTGGTAAATTTTGGATGTGGTTTCTTCGGATGTGTTCCACTCGGTCAATGACCTCTAAGTTTTCAATACAAATGTTCTGCTTGTTGCGGTCTTTGAACACGACAAACATTCCTGGTGGAATTTCTCCGTGATGTTGTTTCCAAAGTAGCTTGTGAACAAACTCAAATCCCACCTCTATTCTTTCAACCAGGTATCCATCTCTAAGTGAACGGAATCCAATTTGTTTGGTGTTGTGTGGTTGATGTCCTTTTTTGAATTGGGTTACTCCACCACCGATGTTCAATCCTTTCATTCCTTTGTTCCAAGATGTCATTCCTTTTTTGAAGTGTGTGTTCGGATGACCCTTGTAGTTGTCTTTGTAGTATTGCATCAACCATTCCTGGTCTTTGTGCAATCCCATTTTGTTTGCACGGTTGTAAATTTGACTCACTTGGCAATTAAATATCTCAGCCAAATCCTTACTCAAAGTTGTCGGATACAATCTGACAAGCTCATTCACTTCTTCCGTTGTCCATCTCTTTCTCATAGTCGTTCTTCGTACATTGTGCGTTCACCGATGAATGTCGTTTTAATTGTGTAGCATTCACCGTGACGATTCTTTGCGATAATTAGTTCGGCTTCTTCGTGCTGGAGCTTCTCACCTGAATAGTATGCCGGGCGAAATGGGAACATCACAACATCCGCATCTTGCTCAATAGAACCACTCTCACGGATATCACTCAGCATAGGTCTTTTGTCCGCTCTCTCCTCGCATTTGCGTGACAACTGAGCCAACACTATGACTGTGATGTTTAGTTCCTTAGAAAGCAATTTTAAGTTTCGGGAAATTTCTGCAATCTCTTGTTCCCGGTTTGTTTTTGTTCCTTTGATCAACTGGATGTAATCAATCACCAAAAGTTCAAGTCCGTGTTTCGCTTTGTGAATCTTGGCTTTGGATTTGATTTGTTGGATACTGCAATTCGGATCGTCGTCAATGAAGAATTGAACCGTCTGATTGAGTGCTGAATTAATCAGTTGATGGACTTCAAACTCACGAAGGTTTGCATTGCGAATCTTCCAATTGGCAAGGTCGGTGATCAACGACAAGTATCTTTTTACAAGTTGCTCATTGCTCATCTCCAGCGAAAGAAACAATCCCTTACCACCAATCTTCGCGAAGTCATACATCAGCGACAAAGCCAATGCCGTTTTACCTTGACCAGGTCTTGCAGCCATTACAATCAAATCACCGTTGTTCCATCCACCCAATACCCTGTCAAGTCCAGCCCATCCCGTTTGTCTACCCGTGAGCTTGTCACCTCTTTGCACCGCCTCGATAATTGCATCAACGGTCTTGTTGGTAACTGATGTAATCTGAACTGGATCATTGATGGTTGTGAACTTTGTATTGTCCACCATCGTTTGCATATTGGTGAGGATGTCTTTCAAGTCCGCAGTCAAATCCAAGTTGCTGATGTTATCAATCAATTGTTTTTTGAGATACCTGTGTTCAAGTGCTGGAAGGTGACTGCTTATGTTTGGCATCCCATAGACATCTTGAGTCAAGCGAACAATGGCAACCATCTCAAGACGATTGAACTTCTTGCCCAAAGTCAGCACATCAATCTCATCGTTGTTAATGTACATCTCCAACATCACATCAAAGATTCTTTTGTTGAGTGGTGTTTCAAACCATTGTGATTTGATTCTCGGCAACATTGCCCGTGTTTGGTCGTAGAATAGTAGTTGACCAATTATGTAGTCCTCAAGTTCGCTCGTCATATTCTTGCAAGTTAAATACTTTTCGGTGGATAATTTGTGGAGTAGTGGTATTATTTGAAAGGTTGTTGCTCTTCCAAGTTCGGACGGCTGCCTTCCAGTTCTTCATTTTGTTTTTACCAACTAACCATCCGTTTGATTCGTAGTAGTCAAACCATTTTTCGGATACATCAGCCATTCCAATTTCAGTCATATAGGTTTTGATTTCAACAATGGATGGTTTGATAAAAACATCTCTTTGTTTTTTTATATCTTTATCAATACCACTATCAATAACAATATCAATATCGGCATTTTTGGTATCATTTGGTATGCCATTTGATGCGGTCGCATCCCATCGCATACGAGCATTGTCAGAATTACGCTTCCTGATTGATTCGTATTTTTCCAAATCTCGCTTCAATGCTTGTCTAATTGGTTCAAATGCAATCTTCGTGATCACACTATCACTTTGTGGGTCTTGATCGTTTACATAGCGTAGAATGTGCTTAAACAAATTACCAGCTTGTTCATCAGTTAATTGTTCTACGGTGTGAATAATATCACAGTACAGGAGAAATGATTTTTTTTCTTTTGCCATAAAAAAAGCCCCATCAAATTAGTGCAGTAAGAGTGCAACTAATTCAACAGGGCAATAGTGGTGTAACTTTCGGCATCTCTTACATACCAGTTAACGCAGCAAATTTAATCAATCACATTGGATATCCCAAATCTTTCTTCACTTTGACTTGGTATCTTTGGCGTGACTGGTAGTTCTGCCCACGAAGATGTTCGTGATGCTCTTGAAGTTGAGCTCGTGTTCTCCTGATGGTTTCGGGTGATGGCAGTTGCTTGGCTTCAAACATCGTGAAGAAGTCATTGCCGTTGCACATCCCTTTGTAAATCACCGTCATCAGTTTGAAATCACAGTCCCTTGTTTCCGGCTGGTTAATCATTACTGCCGTTACCGTTGCTTTGATATACTTGTTCATAGTTGTAGTGTGGTTTTATTTTTGTGTGTAAAAATGCTGCTCTTTTTGGGTTAATGTTTAATCTCCATCCGATGTATTCCCAAGTATGTCGCATATCCTCACGAAGAACTGCGATTGCCCAAGTGAGTGCGTAATCATCCATAGATTTCCTTCGCTTTGCTGAATCCGTAATTGTAGTGTTCCTGGCTTATGAATGGTTCGTACTGGGTGGCTTGTCGTTCTATGTCCATCAGAACTGATGTTGTGTAGATGTCAGACCTCAGCTCACCGCTTTGGACTTTTTCCCACAGCAACTCAAAAATGAATTCAGTTACTGTCTTCTTGTTGATCAATGAATTCTGCATAATCTTTTGCGTCTTGTTCGTTCTCAAATGTGGCGAGGAGTTCTCCTGCAAAATACACTCGCCACTTTATGATGAAATTAATTGATGCTTTTACCACGAGTGCTTTGAGCATTTTTCCTACTTTGAATTAAATCGTTAGCGTGAAGTTCCCAAGTTTTAGCACGGTCGTTTGCTTCGGCAATCTTTGACCTGATGGTCAGATTCTCCGTTTGCAAATCCCACAACTCACGATTCAACTTGTTCACTTGATCTTGTAGTTCTTCTTCCCTTGTTGAAAGTGCGTTGACTTTGA